AAGAAAGCAATTATGTCCGTTCAATCGGATTTTAAAGATAGTTCAATCAGTGTTGAATATATCAGTAAAAAAGGCAAAGAAATGTGCCATAGTGTATTAATACCAATTGGTAGAAAAATAAAACAAGCAATATTGCAAGAAAAAAGAAGAGAGGCACTAAAAGCTAAACATGCCAAAGGTTAGTAGAAAAGGTGATAGTCTATCAACTGGTCATGCTTGTACTGGTACAACTACTTTAGCTACACCAGGACAATCAACTGTTTTCGCAGAGGGTGAATTAGTTGCTAGAAAGTCTGACCCTACAGTATCACACCCATTCCCACCAAATCCTCCTTGTGCTCCACATGTAGCAAAAGTAAATGCTGGTTCAGGTACAGTCTTTGTTGTGGGTAAGGAATGTGCTAGAGTTAACGATAGTGCTGACGCAGGCAACATGAAGAGTGGTGCAGGCACCGTATTTGCTGGCGGATAGTTCATAAAAAGTTTATAAATATTGTTACTATGGCAGTTTATGACGCATCAGCAAATAATAAGAGTAATAGAAACAGTAGGCGATACAGAGATATCGACCTAGATTTTGGTCGTAACTCGACAACAAACGACATTGTAAAAATAGAAGATGTCAATGCTGTGAAGAGAAGTGTAAAAAATTTGGTGCAAACTAATTTCTATGAAAGGCCTTTTCATCCAGAGTTAGGTTGTGGTGTTAGAGATTTATTATTTGAAAATTTTACACCTATGACAGGTATCTTTTTAAAAAGAAAAATAGAAGAGGTGTTAGTAAACTATGAACCAAGAATTTCACTTGAACAAGTTGCAATAGATGATGAACAAGATAAAAATAGATTAGTAGTTGATATTTATTTTTATGTTCAAGGTGTGCCAGACCCTATTCAAGTTACGACATTTTTACAAAGGTTAAGATAAGATGGCTAATCATAAGTTAAATATTTCAGATTTAGATTTTGACCAAATTAAAACAAATCTAAAAACATTTCTACAAAGTCAAGCAGAGTTTCAAGACTATAACTTTGAAGGTTCTGGTCTTTCTATTTTAATTGATGTTCTATCTTACAACACACACTACTTAGCTTACTTGGCAAATATGTCAACAAATGAAATCTATCTTGACAGTGCTGATATCAGAAATAATATTGTATCATTAGCTAAAATGGTGGGTTATACACCTACTTCAGTAAGAGCACCAAGAGCAGATATTGATATTGTTGTAAACAATGCGTCAGGTACTTCTTTGACAATGAACAAAGGTACAATTTTTTCTACAACAGTTGATGATGTTCAATATCAATATGTAACTAATGGTGATATTACAATTACACCGTCAAGTGGTGTTTATAGATTTTCAAATGTAACTTTATATGAAGGCACACTAGTAACTTTTAAATACACTGTAGATGTAAATGACCCCGACCAAAAGTTTATTATACCTAGTGACAGAGCAGATACATCAACTCTAAAAGTATCTGTACAAAATTCAGCTACAGATACAACTTTATCAACTTATACTTTTGCTACTACATTAGCAAATGTTTCAAGTTCATCTAAAACTTTCTTTTTACAAGAAACAGATGATGGCAGATTTCAAGTTTATTTTGGTGATGGTGTAACAGGTGCTAAATTAGATGATGGTAATATTGTTATACTAGAATATGTTGTAACAAATACAACTGAGTCCAACGGTGCAAGTTCATTTTCACTTTCTGGTAATATTGGTGGTTTTACAGATGTAACACTAACTACAAATTCTAACTCACAAGGTGGTGCTGAAGCAGAAACAAACGAGAGTATAAAGTTCAATGCTCCACTTTCTTACGCAACTCAAAACAGAGCGGTCACAACAACTGACTATGAGACTTTTGTAAAACAACTTTATCCTAATGCTATATCTGTAAGTGCTTGGGGTGGCGAAGATGATGAAACTCCTGTTTATGGTGTGGTAAAAATTTCTATTAAGGCAGGCTCAGGTTCTACTTTAACTCAAGCTACAAAAAATGATATTATAGCACAATTAAAAAAATACAATGTTGCTTCAGTAAGACCTGAAATTGTTGATGCTGAAACGACTTCAGTTATATTAAATTCAAATATTAGATATGACAGTAAAAAAACTGTAAAGACGGCAGATACATTAAAATCAAATGTGGTGACAGCAATTACAAATTACAATTCATCAACTCTACAAAAATTTGATGGCGTATTCAGATATTCTAAAGTAGTGGGTATTATTGATAATGTGGATGATAGTGTGGTGTCAAATATTACTACAATAAAAATTAGAAAACCATTTACACCAACCTTAAATACTTCAGCTAGATATGATGTATATTTTAGAAATGCATTTTATAATCCTCATTCAGGTCATAACTCCGATATGGGTGGTATTTTAGCATCTACAGGATTTAAAGTAAGTGGTAATACAAATGAAATGTTTTTAGATGATGATGGTGCAGGTAATGTTAGAAGATATTTCTTAGATGACAGTGGTATAAAAACTTATGCTAATAATACACAAGGTACAATTAACTATGCAACTGGTCAAATATCTCTCAACTCTTTAAATGTAACATCAATTTCTAATATTCGAGGTTCTTCATCAACTGTTATAGAGTTAACAGTTATACCTAATTCAAACGACATTATTCCTGTAAGAAATACTGTTGTAGAAATTGATGTGTCAAATTCTAGTTTCTTGGTTGAACAAGATAACTTTGTCGGTGGCGGCAATGATGCAGGTGTAGGTTACACAACAGCTACGAGTTATTAATGAACAATGGCAAAATTTAATGACAAAATCTCAAATCAATTAACTGCTCAACTACCTGAATTTGTAGTTGAACAGCATCCTAAATTTGTCACTTTTCTAAAATTATATTATCAATTATTAGAATCCGCTGAAGTAACATTAACAGATGTTAATGACACAGATGGTATTTTATTAGAAACTGAAACAAACCAGGTAAATTTATTAATATTAGATGCTGGTCGTTTAGGTTCTACAAGAACACAATTAGATGCTGGTGATAAAGTTCTTACCGAAGACGCTTCAGTAGGTAAATTTACTAATGGCGAAACAGTTACGGGTAACACTTCAAAAGCTACGGCAGTTATTGTAGCTGAAGATTTAGGTAACAGTAGAATATTTGTATCTTCACAAAATAAACTTATTGTTGGAGAAACTATCACAGGCAGTTCATCAGGTGCTACTGCCACAATATCAAACTATAAACCTAATCCTATTCAAAATATTTCAGAGTTAGTTAACTATAAGGATCCTGATAAAACAATTGAAAAGTTTTTAGCTCAGTTTAGAAATGAATTTTTATCAACTTTACCAGAACAATTAGCAACAGGTGTTGATAAGAGAAACTTAATTAAAAATATTAAATCACTTTATCAATTAAAAGGTACTGCTGAAGGTAATAGAATATTTTTTAATTTATTATTTGGCGACCAAGCAGAAACAATTTATCCTAGAAATAATATTTTAAGAATTTCTGACGGTCAATTTGCCACAAGAAAAATAATGAGAGGTATTGATGTCGTAGGCGATACATCAAAACTTATTGGTAGAACAATTACTGGTGAAACTTCAGAAGCTACAGCTATCGTTGAGAATGTTTTTAGATTTAACTTTGGTGCAAATGAGGTTACTGAATTTGTAATTAATAAAGATAGTATTGAAGGCACATTTATAATTGGTGAAACAGTGCAAGGTACGGAATCAGATTTAAATGATGTGTTTATTAAAACAGTTGTTACAGGTATACCTGGTACAAAAAATATTTCGAATGATGGTGCTTTGTATGATGCTAATGCTTCAATCTCATTAACAGGTGGTGGTCAAGGTGCTTCATTTCAAGTAGGCGATTTAGGTGGTGGTGCGTTAACTGAAGTTATTATTGATGATGGAGGTTTTGACTTTGAAATAGGTGACGAAATTGTATTTACAAATGACCAAACTGGTGGTGTAGGTGCAAGTGCATTTATTCAAGTCGTAAACGGAGGTTTTTCTCCTGAAACAGGTTTAGAAAGTGGTGATACATTATTTCCTGAAACACCAACATCAACAAATGCATTAACAAAATATCTAGCAGGTCCGGTAATATCAGTTGAACCTAATTCATTCTCTGGTTCAAAAACCATGGCAGATATTATAGGTGCTCAAAATAATTCATCAACTCAAGCTATTTCAATTGTAGGTCAAACTTCAGGCGCTACAGCTACTATTCGTTTTAACATTCATGGCACACCTTTAGCAGACGGTTCTCTTGATAATAATGATGGCGCTGGTGATGCCAATTCAGCAGACGGTATAATTGATGAAAGATGTAGAGACTTTAACCCTACAGTTTTGTATATCACATATACAAATGCAAATTTATTTCAAAAAGGCGAAACAGTAACATATACAGCATCTGATTCCTCTACATTTACTTTTAGATTAAGAGATGATTTTGGTAGAGAAGGTGTTGGTATTAATAGAGAAGGCCTAGACGAAACAAATATAGCTGATAGAGATTCCATTTATCAGATGGTAAGAAATTTAGGTGCTAACACCAATGAAGATGACCATATAGTTTTAGAAGATGCAACAACTGAAGGCGACCAATATTCAGGTGACAAAATTGTTCAAGAAAGAAATACAGGTATCGGTGACATTACTGATATTTTCTTAATTAGTGGTGGTCAAGGTTACAAAACATTACCAACTTTAGGATTTACAAGACCAGACGGCACATCAACATCTTCAGGTAAAGATTTTATATTAAAAAGTTTTGGTACTGAAGTGGGTAGAATTTTAACAATTAAAACAGTTGAACATGGTATTCAACATGAATTATCACCAACACCACCTGCTATAGAATTTATAAACAATAGTATTGTAACTAATGTTACAGGTTCTTTTAGCACAGGCGAAACTGTTACCGGTTTGACTTCAGGATTTACAGCTGAAGTTAATAGTTATGATGCTACTAGAGGTTTATTAAGATTAGATGCTGTCACAGGCGGACCTCAGGTAGGCGAATTAATTAGAGGTAGTTCTACTCTTGCTCAAGGTACATTACATGTAACTGACCACGCTTCTGCTACAGTTGATGTCGTGTCTGTTGCTGATACAGATGGTGCTTTTTTAAATGAAGATGGCAAACTTTCTGAAACAACAATGAAAGTACAAGATAGTTTATACTATCAAGATTTCTCATATGTAATTAAAGTTGGTGATTCCATTAATACATGGAGAAATAGTTTTGAAAAAACCATGCATACAGCAGGTTTCTATTTTTCAGGTGAAGTTGCAATTACAAATAGATTAAATCTTAGAACCAGAGCGCCAGTTGTCGGAGATATTTCAGGTGTCGCAGAAAGTCCATTACTTGGTGTTCTTACAACAATCTTTGCAGTTAACTTTAGAAGAAAACTTGGTACAGATAGTGATGGTACAACACTAAGACCTAACAATCTTGAAGCACACAATGGTATAGCAAATAGGCCTTCTAAAAACACTAGAGATGCAACATTAACTTTGACACATAGAGTACCTAGTTTAGTAAGTAGAGTTAGAAGAAGTGACATTAACGGATTTAGAAATATAACTAGAGGGTTCGCATATGCAGGACCAACTTATAATTCGATTAATAAATATCACAATACAGCATTTAAAGGTGGTGATAGGTCAAATCCTTCAGGCATAACTTTTGATGTACTTAGTGATATAAGAATTATAGGAACAGGTACAGTTTTTGATGGTACACCAGCAGTCTTTAGAATGATATCAAATGAAGATGCAAGAAAGATGAAAACAAACTTTACATTTCCGTCAGAGATTACATCTGCTGGTTCAGGTGCTGCTGGTTCATCTTACGACAACAATGTAATAAGATATAGCACAACAAACAATACATTTGACGAGGCGTAATGAAAACTGATATAAATAGTAATGATATAATTATTACTGTGGATGGTGAAGAACAACAAGAAAGTAAAGACTACACTATTGAAAACAATAGATGGCAGTTTACTTACCCACCAAAGCCAGGTGCAATTGTAAAGGTTTATAAAAGGAAAGAAGATGCCAAAACAACTAATTGATAGAGGTACGATAGCTAACGATGGTACTGGTGATACTATTCGTGTTGGTGCCGGTAAGGTAAACGACAATTTTAACGAAATTTATAACGCAATCGGTGACGGTTCTACACTAATTTCTGGTACTATTATTTCTGATATTAGTACGGCAACTCTTCAAAACAAAACTATCAATTCAAATGCAAACACATTAACAATTGCTTTAGGTGAGATTACTTTAACAGGTACAACCACTCAATTCAATAGTGCATTATCAGATGACGATTTCGTAGCACTAACTAACAGTGTTACACTTACAAATAAAACTATTAATGGTCCAGATAATACAATCACAAATTTAGCTAATTCAAACTTATCTGGTTCTGCTGGAATTACAAATGCCAATTTAGCTAATTCAAGCATTACAATGATTGATGATAGTTCGACAACAGATGTTGTATCTCTAGGAGAAAATTTTAGATTTACGGGTGGTTCTGGAATAACATCAACATTAGGTTCAAATGCTGTTACCTTTGCTATTGACAATTCAGTTGCAACATTGTCAGACACACAAGCATTAGTAAATAAAGATTTAACAGGAAGTGGTAATACTTTCCCCTCTATCACTTTAAGAGATGATAGTTCAACTACAGATACCGTATCTCTTGGTGAAACTTTAGTTGTAACAGGCGGAACAGGAATCACTTCAGTTGTAGGTTCAAACCAAGTAACATTTAATATTGATAGTACAGTTGCAACATTATCAGGTTCACAGACATTAACTAATAAAACTATAAACGGACCTGATAACACCATTACAAATTTGGCAAATTCAAATTTATCTGGTTCTGCTGGTATTACAAATGCTAATTTAGCAAACTCAGCAGTTACATTAGGTGCAACTTCAGTTTCATTAGGTGCTACAGCAGCTTCAGCATCAAACTTCAATATTACAGGTTCATCAAGTTTATCAGGCACAGGTACAGTTGATACGACTGGTTCAGCAAATAAATTAAGATTTAACTTTGCAGCCGCTGACGCAGCTGCTCTTGCTACGGCTGTTGACCCTAACACATATGAGGGTATGTTTGCTTACAACACGACAGAAAATAGAGCTTATGTTGCAGACACAGGTGGTTGGGTAAAACTACTTGATGAGAATACAACAATTACTCAAATCTCAGGTGTGTTTACAACTGGTATCGCAGACAACTATATGTTAAAGTGGAATTCTGGTAACGCAAGATTTGAGGCCGTGCCATTACCTATACCATCAGCAGCTGAAATCGCTGTAACACATAACGGTTCAGGTAATTATCTTTTTGACAGTCATTACTCTGGTGCCAACCCTACAATTTATTTAATAGGTGGTCATACATATGCATTTAATTTAGCAGTAACGAACCACCCTTTCCATATTCAAACTGTATCTGGTGCTTATTCATCAGGAAATGCTTATCACACAGGAATGACACATATCGCAGATGATGGTACAATATCAACTGGTGCAAGTGCATTATTAAAAGAGACTGGTATATTATATTGGAAAGTACCAGCATCAATCAGTGGTAATTACTATTATGCTTGTCAATATCATTCTTCAATGGCAGGCACTATTACTATTAAGGATGTAACATCAATTTAATGAGATATGAAAAACTTGTATAAATATTGAGAAGGAAGATATAGAGAAAAACTATGCCAGCAATTATAACGAACAAATTTAGAATTCACAACTCTCAGCAATTTCAGGAATCTTTTTCTGAAACAGCTGGTAATACATATTACCTTGCAATAGGTAGACCACAAGCTTATGGCACTTTGACAAGACCAGATGGTCGTACTGATAACCAAGGCTCGGATTCAAATCCATTAACTCCAGCAGATAGTCATTTAGACGAAACTAGAGTTTATGATGATTTACTTGCAGCTAAAAAGATTGGCGCTTCAGATATTCAATTTGTGATTCCTAGAAGAAACTGGACTTCAGGCACAGTTTATGACCAGTATAGACATGATTATGGTAATAGAATTACAGGAGGCACAACTCAACAAACTTCAGATAGTGGTGCTACGAGTTTATATGATGCAACTTTCTATGTAAGAACCTCAAGTAATAATGTTTACAAGTGTATTTCAAATAATGGTGGTGCTCAATCGTTAAATGAACCAGATGGTACAGGTACTTCAATTATTACCACTTCAGATAGTTATAGATGGAAATATATGTACACTTTAACTGCTGCTCAACAATCAAATTTCCTTTCAACAGATTTCATGGCAGTTTCAACTAATAGTACAGTTAGTGGAGATGCCGTAAACGGTGCGTTAGACACTGTATTTATTAAGGCTGCTGGTACAGGTGGAACAGACGGAACACACACAGGTATTCCTGTAAGAGGTGACGGCACAGTTGCAGCTGCTGTTTCAGTTACAGTTTCATCTGGTGCAGTAACAGCCGTAACAGTTACAACTCCTGGTCAAGGTTACACATATGGTTACATTACTCTTGCAGATATTAACGCAAACGGTGGTGGTTCATTAACTGGTACAGAATTAGATGTAATTATTCCACCAGAAGGTGGTCATGGTTTTGATGCAATACAAGAATTAGGTGGATTTTTTGTAATGTTAAATCAGTCATTAGAAGGCACTGAAAGTGCAAACACAGGTGACTATACAGCAGTTAACGACTTTAGAAGAATTGCTTTAATTAGAGACCCTAAATCTGGCGGTTCAGCTGCAACAGCTACTACACTAAGATGTACAAAAGCAATTAGAATGGCTGCTTCACCTACACCAGGAACATTTACTGCTGACGAAGAAATTAATCAAGCTTCTACAGGTGCAACTGGTAAAGTTGTAGAATGGGACGCTACAAACAGAATTTTATATTATATTCAAACAGGTTTCAATGACGCTGGTGTGGATTCTAATGGTGATGAAACAGCATTCAGTGGTGCAAATGTTGTATCAGGTATAAGTTCATCTGCTACAGCAACTCCTGATACTTCAGTATCAGCTACTGTAAATGATGTAGTTTTTGTTAGTGGTTATTCAACTTCAGAATTAGATGAGGACTCTGGTGATATTTTATATATTGAAAACAGAGCGCCAATCGTAAGAGCGGCTGACCAAACAGAAAACATTAAATTGATTATTGAATTTTAAGAGGGAAATAAATGCCAAGTCCAACAGACTTTAACCTCTCGCCTTATTATGATGATTATGCTGAAAGTAAAAAGTTTCATAGAATTCTTTTTAGACCAGCTTTTGCAGTTCAAGCGAGAGAATTAACACAATCACAAACGATACAGCAAAACCAGATTGAAAGGCTGTCTGACCATTTCTTTGAAAAAGGAACAATGGTCATTCCTGGTGAAATTTCTTTCGACTTAAATTACACAGCTGCAAAATTAACAAGTTCATCATCTTCTACACTAACAGATTATCTTGGTAAAGTTTTTAAAGGTTCAACATCTGGTGTCATAGCTACAGTTGTAAACACTGTTGCTTCAGACGGCACAGACCCTAATACTTTATATGTAAAATATATTAAGGCTGGTACTGATAATAGCGCTCAGGTTTTTTCAGATGGTGAAAGTATCGAAGAGTATGATGAAGCAACAGATACAGTTGTTACTGGTGGAATAACTGCTGTTGTAAGTTCTACAGCCACAGGTTCGGCGGCTCAAGTCAGAGAAGGTGTTTATTATATCAATGGTTTTATGGTTCAAGTATCCACACAAACAATTATACTTGACAAATACACAAACACACCATCATTCAGAGTTGGTCTTTCAATATCAGAAACATTTATTCAATCAACAGATGACGATAGTTTATTAGATGGCGCACAAGGTAGTTCAAATGTTAATGCTCCTGGTGCTGATAGATTTAAGATTGATTTAACTTTAACTAAAAAATCATTAACGGCTGTTGATGATGCAAACTTTGTAGAATTATTAAGATTATCAAATGGTATTTTACAGAACCAAGTTAGAACAACAGAATATGCAATCTTAGAGGATACTTTAGCAAGAAGAACATTTGATGAAAGTGGTGATTATGTTGTTAGAAACTTTGATTTAGATTTAAGAGAACACATTATTGACGGTGACAATAGAGGTATTTTTACATTAGCTGAAGGCGGTCAAGAAAATTTAATGTCTGCTGGTTTAGCTCCAGGTAAAGCATATGTAAAAGGTTATGAAATAGAAACTATCGGTACTACTTTTGTAAATATTGATAAAGCAAGAGAGTTTGATACAGAAAATAACTTTAACACAAGATTTGATATAGGTAACTTTGTTCATGTTAAGAAAATATTTAATATGCCAGATGTCAACGAAGATGATGGTGGTATTACAGAGGCTTTCAAATCATTACAATTATTTGATGTAAAAACAGCTTCAAGAGGTACAGTTGTAACCAATTCTGCTTCAACTGTTTCAGAAATTGGTCGTGCAAAATCAAAAGGTTTTCATTATCTAGCAGGTGCGGCTTCTAATTTTGTATTTTCTAGTGGTTCTTTACAAGATGCAATTTACAAAAACTTTCTTTTCGATATTGAGATGTTTACTCATCTTAATATCACTTCAAACACCACATTCACTGCTGGTGAAAGAGTAACTGGTGGTACTTCAAGTGCTAGAGGTTATGTTCAAAACATATCAACTACTGAAGCAACAGCCGTATCAGCAATATCAGTTGCAAGTCCAGGTGTTGCTACAGTATCATCACACAACTTTAAAGAAGGTCAACAAATTACATTTAGTGCCATTTCAGCACAAAATAATTCAACAGCTGTTACAACTAGTGATGTATTTACAGTTAGAAATCCAACACCTACAGGTTTTGAGTTATATGAAGCAGACGGCACAACAGCTACAAACTTTACTTCTTATACTTCATCAGGCAATGCCTTACACGGTGTTGTTGTTATTGCAGGTGTTACAGGTACTTTCCAAAACGGTGAAACAATCACTGGTCAAACATCAACTAATACTGCTAATATCCAGTCAGAGGTGGTTGGTTTTAAAGGTGTTACTTCTCACGACTTCTCAGCAGTAAAATCTATTTGTCAGGCAGGTTCGCCAACACATACATCCGATACAGATTTAACAAGCACATACGGTGCAGTAGCACAAATAACTGGTACAATTACAGTTGCTAATGGTGCAAGTGTAATCTCAGGTTCAGGAACATTATTTCAATCAGAATTAAAAGTAGGTGATTTAATATCATTTACGACAGATGCAGGCTCAACAATTGAAAGAACAGTTGAAGCAATTACTTCAAATACATCATTACAATTAACTGCTGTTGTTGGCGGTTCAGATGTATCAACTGCTGTTGCGTGTAATAGATTAAGAACAAAATTAAATCAATCTAATAAAAACACTTCAATATTTACTTTGCCTTATCAAAAAGTTAAGACTTTAAAAACTGCTAGTAATTCAAATGCTACAGACACAAGTTTTTCAGTTAGAAGACAGTTTGTAAAAACATTATCTTCAGGTGCTGTGACACTGACAGCCGGTACAGATGAAACATTTGTTTCTCTTTTAGAGGGCGATTACACAATATCTGTAACTAGTGCAGGTTCTGGTTCTGGTACAGTAGGTGATATTTTAAGTTTGACTGGCAATAACGGAGATGGTGACCCTATTTTCACAACAGGTGGAACGCCAGATGGATTAACTTTAACATTAGACTTTGGTAGTGCATATGCAAATGCTACGATAAAAATTGTAGCAACACTTGACCGTTCAGTAGCAGGTTCTAAAACAAAAACTTTAAATTCAAATCAAACTGTAAATATTAGTAATCAAACTGTTATTCAAAACGGTGTTATATCTTTAGGCAAAGCAGATGTTACAACTCTAAATGCAGTTTACATGGCAACAGATTTTTCGACTGCTGCTACAACTTCAAGTACAAATATTACAGATAGATTTACATTAGATACAGGTCAAAGAGATAACTTCTATGACATTGGTAGAATTAAATTAAAAAATGGTGCAGTGGTGCCTACAGGTAGATTATTAATTGACTTTGATTTCTTCTCACATGATGCTGGTGATTATTTTGATATTGATAGTTATACAGATGGTGGTATTGACTATGAACAAGTACCAACTTATACTTCAGATACAACAGGTGTTGAATTTGATTTAAGAGATTGTTTAGACTTTAGACCTAGAGTTGATGATGAAACTGGTATATATGATGGTGATACTACAGACGCAAGAGCTGGACAATCATTAAGAGCGTATTCAGGCAACAACTTCTCAAAAGTTGATGTGGTAAAATTTGGTACAAATGTTAAATCAGATTTTGAATATTACTTAGATAGAATTGATAAAATATTCTTAGATAAAGAAGGTAACTTTAAGATTTTATCTGGTGCAGCTGCTTTAGTACCTCAAGTTCCAGGAAACTTAGCAGGCGCATTACACTTATACACACTTGAAATTCCTGCTTACACACTATCAACTGAAGATGTAACAATTAAGAAAATTGATAATAGAAGATTTACAATGAGAGACATTGGTAAACTTCAAGACAGAATTGAAAACTTAGAATATTACACTCAGTTATCTTTATTAGAAACTCAAGCACAAAACTTACAAATTCAAGACAGTAGTGGTTTTGATAGATTTAAAAACGGATTTATTGTAGATAACTTTACAGGCCATAATATTGGTAATGTAGGTAATACAGATTATAAATGTGCTATTGATATGGCAAAAGGCGAATTGCGTCCATTATATACCGAAGATGCAGTTAAATTAATCGAAGCAGATGATGACGGCACAGCAATTTTAGCAGCTGATAGAACAGCGGCTAACTATCAAAAAACAGGAGATTTGATTACATTACCTTACTCAGAGGTAACTTTAATTGACCAACCTTTTGCTAGTAAAACTCTTAATGTCAACCCATTTGATGTTATCACATTCTCTGGTGCAGTAACACTTAATCCTCCAGGTGATGAGTGGAAAGAAACAGAGAGAGCACCAGAATTGGTGGTAAATAATGTTGGTGGTTTTGATACTTTAGTTTCAAACTTAGGCAATAGTGCATTGAATGGTTTTGAAATTGGTACAATTTGGAATGAATGGCAAGACAATTGGGCAGGTCGTCCTGTTGATATTGCTACAAGAGATACTAGTGGTAACCAGAGAAGTGGTCGTAGAGTTTTTAGAAGAACAGAGATTACATCTACTCAACAAGTTCAACAAACAAGAACAGGTATTAGACAAACAATCGTACCTCAAACGGTTAGAAACTCAATAGGTGACAGAATTGTATCTGTTGCATTTGTTCCTTTTATTAGAAGCAGAGATGTAGAGTTTACTGCTAATAGAATGAAACCAAATACTAGAGTTTTCCCATTCTTTGATAACATAGATATATCTGCTTATGTAACACCATCTGGTGGTGCTCAAGGTGGTAACTTAGTAACAGACGCAAATGGTTCAGTTTCAGGAACATTTAGTATTCCTGACCCTACTGTGGATTCAAATCCAAGATGGCGAACAGGTCAAAGATTATTCAGACTTACAAGTTCATCTACAAATGCAAGTAGTAGTGATATTGAGACTTCAGCTGAAGCAGATTACCTAGCTAGAGGTATTTTAGAAACAGTACAAAATACAATTATTTCAACTAGAGAGCCAGCACTTGTAAGACAAAGTACAAATGAAAATAGAAGTATCACTAGAACAGCTACTAGAGATGCAACAAGAACAGTTGGTTGGGTTGACCCATTAGCGCAAACATTCTTGACAGACGAAGAGGGTGGTGTTTTCTTATCATCTGTTGATGTATTCTTTGCTTCAAAAGACCAAAATATTCCTGTAACTTTACAGATTAGAGAAGTTGTAAATGGTTATCCTGGTAATAAAATATTACCATTCTCTGAAACAGTTATAAATCCAGGTAGTGTTAATTTAAGTGAAGATGGTACTACAGCTACTACTTTCACTTTTGCAAGTCCTGTTTATATTCAAGAAAATACTGAATACTGTATTGTATTATTAGCAAACTCGGATTCATATACTGTATATGCAAGTAGATTAGGTGAAACACAATTAGGTTCTGATAGAACAATCTCTCAACAACCATATGCTGGTGTTTTATTTAAATCACAAAACGGTTCTACTTGGACTG